ATCAATGTTTACAACAGAACACAGATTGTTGTAAATAAGTATAAACATCAGGTAACCAAACAATTAAGTGATAAGCTCTTAACATCACTATTTCCTAATAGTTCACTTATAAGTGAATTATGTAAATATGATGCAACTGATGATAACTATAAGAATACATTGACCTTTAAAGATCTTTGTATTCAAAAAGATACATTAGTCCAAGTATTTATGACTGAGGGTATTTTACCCAAGAATTTCTTATCTTTGGAAAAATAAAAACCAACAATGAGAAAAAATGATAATCAGCCAGCATTTGCTACGGTACATGCTGGCTTCCTTCAAATAGGTCTTACAAAAAAAGAATATGTTATTACTTCAGTTACTCAAGGCTTATTAGCTGAGGGTAAATGGAAAGGTATTGAAGAAGGCTTTCCTGATAGAGTAAAAGCAATTACTGAAACAGTATTAAAACTGATGGATGAAAAAGCTTAAAGTTTGTAGTGGATGTCAGGAAGAGAAAGTTATCTGGAAAAATCATGAAGGTAACAAGTATTGTCAATACTGTTGGAGTAAAGTTAAATCAGGTGAACCTGAATTTAAATCTTTAATACCTACTGTATCTGATAAAAGAGCTAAGAAAGATGCTGAGTATCTTAAACTAAGATACAAATTTCTCACAGAGCATACTATGTGTAAAGTTAGTGTTGCTGGTTGTTCAACCAAAGCAACTGATGTTCACCATACATATGCTGGAGCTAACAGAGATGCATTCTATTTAGTACAAAGTACTTGGTTACCTGTGTGTAGAAATTGTCATGACTGGATACATACACATCCGGAAGATGCAAGAGTTATGAACTGGTTAAAATAATTAAAAATGATTACAAAAGATGATGTACAAGATATAGCTATCAGCAAAACTGATGATCATAGAAGATGTACAATAGTATTAGGTACAGGTGTAGGTAAAACCAAAGTTGGTTTGACTCACTTAGAAAGAAATACTACACCTCTTCAAAAAGTTTTGGTTGTGGCACCAAAGAAGTCTATATTCATATCATGGATTGATGATGCAGGTAAATTTGATAAAGCTCATTTACTTGGAAGAATTGTGTTTACTACTTATCTAAGCATAAACAAGCATGATCCTAATGATTATGATATTGTTTATTTGGATGAAGTACACAGTCTTTTGGATTCACATAGACTTTTCTTAGAGAACTACAAAGGAAAGATACTAGGTCTTACTGGTACTCCTCCTAAACACCATGGCTCTGAAAAGGGTAAAATGGTAAATGATTTCTGTCCTGTTGTATATTCTTTCCAAGCAGATGATGCAGTAGAGAATAATATCTTGAATGATTACAAGATATTTGTTCATATGCTTGAGTTGTCCGATAAGAAAGATTATTTAGTAAAGAATAAGAATAACAGTTTCCTGACCTCAGAGAAATTAAATTATCAGTACTGGTCTCAAAGAGTTGAGTCCGGAGCAGGTAATTTACATATGCTTAGAGTGATGAGAATGCGTGCTCTTATGGAGTATCCTAGTAAAGAAAGATATACTAAGAAATTATTAGCAAGCATTACTCAAAAGAACAAAGTTATTGTCTTTGCGAATACACAGGAGCAAGCAGATTTATTATCTCCTTACTCTTACCATAGTGGTAATAAAGGAAGTGAAGATTGTTTAACTTGGTTTAAAGAAGGTAGTATTAAATGTCTTTCAACTGTTCATCAGTTGAGTGAAGGTGTTAATATTCCTGATCTTAGACAAGGTATCATTCTTCATGCTTATGGTAATGAGAGAAAATCTGCCCAAAGAATTGGTAGATTATTGAGACTTAATCCAGATGAGACAGCAGTAGTACATATTTTATGTTATAAAAATACTATTGATGAGCAATGGGTTAAAAGTGCTCTAGAAGGTTTTGATAAAACCAAAGTAACTTATAAAACTTTTAATGTATTATATTAATGTTGAATACTGAAAAAAATTCCATAAATTATAATATGGAAGATACTAAAACACACAAGATTGTTCTACACAATGATAATCAGCATGATTTCTTATATGTTATTGCATGCTTAATTAGATTTTGTAAGCATGATGCCCATCAAGCAGAACAATGTGCTCTTATAGCAGACGGTAAAGGTTCAGTAGATGTTGCATCTGGTAATTATATGGATATGCTAGAAATTAGCAGTTCTTTAGAACAGATGCAATTAAAAACAGAACTTAGAGAGTATGTTTAAAGTAGTTTGTATTAATGCTCAAAATAAGCCGGATAAGATTCCTCTTACAGAATGGCTTATTCAAGGAGAAATATATACTGTAAGAAAGGTTGTCAACATGGCACTTATGAACAACCAAGTTGGATTTGAATTGGAGGAAGTATCTCTTTCTCCTGATTCTTTTCCGTATGAATACTATAGTGCATCCCGTTTTATACCATTAGAATTATTAGAAGAATATGAAAAACACACAGTTACAGAAGAAGACTTGGATCTCTCAATTGTTTAGTAAAAAAGAAACACCTGTAGTTTTACCTAATTATCAAGACTATCTTACAGTTAAGATCATTGATGATGCTGATGAAACTATCACAGGCACATTAGGTATCACAACTGAAAGAAGAAATGAGTTATATGAAATAGTTAAATCAGCATATAGTAATGAGAATATTACAAAAATATTGGTTGATGTAAGTAAGCATGTAACACATCCTAATGAGCTTGCATTTGTAAGTTTTTTAGTTGGTAATAAACTTGGTAAAGAAGCAAATGATCCTTTCAGAGGTGTTATTGGTGCAATCATAAGAGGCACACAACATGGGGAAGATTAAAGAATTGTATATTAATTTAATTAATTCAGGTATTACACCTGATGGATTAAGTGTAGATGAAGCAGTTGCTATTTTAAAACAGAAAGAGAATGAAGAAGGAGAACAATACTCCAGACTACAATCTGGTAAACAAGAAGATAGCGGAGAGACTAGAATACTTTAACAAGTTAGATGAAAAGGAAAGAAAGTCTAAAAAAGATAATAAGCAATTAAATCCTGCTTTGAAGTAAACAAAACTTGAGATGACAGGGTTATGATATTAAACAACAGTTAAAAGATAGGCCACCTTGGAAGTACATAGGGCTCAGTATAGCTGACAAAACTTCAACGCGTTGTTATGATATGTGTTGACCCTTGAGAAAGGTTGGAAAATATAGTGCGAAGTTTCAGTGCAGCAACAACACAGAGGTTCTCAACCTCAAAGACCGTCCAAGGCTTTACATTGGAGCAACTTTTGTAGTTAAAGTCATGTAGCCTTCGGGAAAACTACAAAACTACAGTATCAAGAGGCAACATTAGGGGTGTCTGTATCTATTGTGCTGTAAAAACAGATTGACCCAAAGGCATGGGTGTGAATATAGTAGAAGGAACGTAATGGTACATCACCTATACAATCTGAACAGGTGCTTCCTGTTATTTATAGTGGTATGGTGGAATTGGTAGACACACTCCCCGAGTGAGAGAGGACTCCTAGAATCACTATAATAAATAGAGTCTTGCAGGTTAGAATCCTGTTGCCACTACAACCCATTCATGAGGGAAGATTGAATGACTCTGGAAAAGACAGATGACAGCTTGGAATAGACAAGCACATGGTCAGGTGGCGTAATTGGTAGACGCGTCCCGTGGTGGGATATTCTTGCAGGTTCGAATCCTGTCCTGACTACACGGGAGTGAATAAGTAGCTCTAAGCCTTGCGGATTACAACAAGGTATAGCAGGTGGGATTCCTGCATTTTTAAAAATATGTATATTAAAGTAACATTGATGTTTGCACTGATTGCAACTGTAGTAGCTAGTTTAATGAGCTTAGGGAAAAGTGATAAAAAAATTGTGGTTAAGAAACCTCCAATTAAAGACACTACAGAAGTAATAGTGATTGATAGCAGTAAGCTAAACAAAAAATTACTGGTAAGTTATATTTTACATAAAAATATACCTCATCCAGAAGTTGCATATGCCATAGTAAGGCAAGAAAGTAACATGTGTAGTAATTTGTTTAAAACAAATAATAATTTATTTGGTATGAGACAACCTGGAGTAAGACCTACTAAAAGCTTAGGAAGTAAGAAAGGTTTTGCTCATTTTAAAAAATGGCAACATAGTGTAGAAGATTATAAATTGTATTTACTATTTGTTGGTGGACATACTATGAGTAAACAACAGTACCTATCTCATTTAGATAGAAGCTATGCTCATGCTGGGTATTCTAATCACATTGGTAAGTATTTTGAAGAGTATTTTCAAATAAAAAATGAGTTATGAAAAAGTTTAGATTACCTAGAAAAATTAAGAAAAAACTAAAACATTTAGTACTTATTGAACCAGAAACTAGATCTTCTGTAAGACCTGCTGAATCACAAGTTAATTATGTATTGTATAAATACAAGAAATTAATGACTTTCTATGATTTTGTTCAGAGTCAATTAAAATGAGTTTTGTCACAGAGGTTACCAGAAAGTCTATGCTTATTAGACCTTCTGGTAGATCTACTGATTATATTTCACCGTCCTTTGGGCATGGGTGCTTATATAACTGTAGCTATTGTTATATGAAAAGAAATAAACCTACAGGTTTATCTATTGCTAAAAATCATGGAGATATATTAACAGCTATCAGTGACCATGCCTGGTTTGCTGATGTGGAAAAACCAAATCAAACACATGAAGAGTATATAACTTATGACATCAGTTGTAATGAAGACTTTGCTCTACATGCTAAATATCATGAATGGGAAAGAATATTTGATTTCTTTGTTATGCATCCCAGAGCTATGGGCTCTTTTGCTACTAAGTATATAAATGAGAAATTCTTAGATTTTAATCCACAAGGTAAGATTAGAATAAGATTTAGTCTTATGCCTGAAGTTTACAGAAGAGAACTTGAACCTAATACAGATACTATTATAGATAGATTAGCTGCTGTAAGGCAATTTCTTAATGCCGGGTATGAAGTACACTTAAACTTCAGTCCAGTTATTGTAGATGATTTATGGCTTTTAAAATATACTGACTTATTTGCTGATGTGAGAAATATGGCTTATCTAGGTGGTTGGAATGATAGCAGAGTAAAAGCAGAAGTTATATTCTTAACTCATAATATAGATAAGCATTATGCTAATATAGCCAATGGTCTTCCTGGAGAACATTTGCTTCGGAAACCAGAAATACAAGAGAAGAAAATATCTCAGTATGGAGGTGCTAACTTGAGGTATAAATACACTCTTAAAGCAGATTATATTGAACAGTTTAAGCAAATACATGAAGAGATAATTCCTTGGAACACAATAAGATATATATTTTAAAACTAAAAATTATGAAAAAAGAAACACTTGAAGAAGCTGCTAAACAATATGCTAAACAGTATGCTTTGTCAACAAGGCATATAAGCCATATAGGATTTGAGGATGGTGCTAAATGGCAAGCTGAAAGAATGTATAGTGAGGAAGAAGTTTATAACTTATTATGTCAATTTCCTAATGAAGAAGAATTAGATAATTGGTTTGAACAAAATAAAAAGAAATAGTTATGAAAGAAGCAGATTACATTGAAGTAGCAGAAAGGCTTTATAAACATATCAATCCAACATCAAGAATGGAGTGTCCTAATAGTGTTTATATAACAACTGAAAAATGGTATTATGAATGGTTAAACACTGAAACTGATTTAGATTTATTTGATTGGTGTGTTGAATTTAAAAAGGAATAGCATGGCTAGAATATTAATAATTTCACACATAGGTTTTCTCTTATGGTTTTATGTGGGGTATACCTTTGGAAAACAATCTAAAAAGAAATAGTATGGAAGGCAGACTAAAGAAAATTGGCAATGAGTATAAACTCTACGCACAAGATGATAGCTGTATAGCTACAAGTTGGCATTCACCTTACCAAAGATTATCTAAAAAGAACTGTGAAGTAATTGAGAATGGTTATGATTTGGATGAGTTGGCTGAAAATACTTTTTCAATAACACCAAGTAATGAATTACATCATCAAATTAGAAATCAATCTTTTAAAATAGGTTTCCAAAAAGCACTTGAAATTCTTGGTGATAAGAAGTTTAGTGAGGAGGATATGAAGAAGGCTATGAATAAAATAGTGACTGCTACATATAGTAATAAAGGGGATGATATATTTGATTTATTTATTGAAATACACAGAAAAAAATATATGGATGAGTATATCCAATCACTACAACAAACTGAATGGGATGTTGAGATTGAGATGTGGTTTCATGGTACAAGACATAAGAAGGGAGAATGGATTCCAAAACTTGATGCAGATGGATGTTTAATTTTAAAAAGAAAGTAAAATGGATATAGCACATGAAATTGCTGTAGAAGTTTGGAATAACTATATAGCAAGACCTAACAATGATCCTGAAAAGCATAGATTTAGCTTCAAAGATTTAGAAAAAGCTATTAACTTAAAACTAAAAGAAAATGT